TTAGTTTCTGTATTATCAATTTTTTCAGTTTTAGGCGATTCGTATTGTTCAGCCGCTTGAACTAGTCTAGAAGCATGAACTTTAGTAATTTCACCTAATGCAGGCAATTTGAAAAGTGCCTTGCCCACTTTATTAGCAGGGTTTTTGACTAACCATTGAGGTGCATACTTCATACCGAAGGTAGAAGCAACCTCTTTCAATTGGTGAATAGTCAAAATGTGGTCGCCGTTTGAATTAGCGTCAAATTTTTCCATACAAGCGTCTAAAAATGCTTGTTTTTTATCGTTTGGTTTTGTCATAGTAGTGTCTCCGTCATTAAAATTCGTGTTTTTCATAGTTTATGTGTCCATTATAGGACATTTTGATACCTTTGTCAAGCTTTTTCTGCCCGAAATCCCACTTTTTTTCACTTTTTTCGCCAAATGCGACTTATTCTCATTAAAATTCATGATTATGCGACCTCATCAATGAAATTATTGAGTAGGACCCTAGATTTCAGTCTGCCGGTCATAGATTTTTTGAATAATCTCTTAATATCGGAAGTTTTAGCGTCCGTATCAAGACTAGACAAGTCAGCAGTTTCAACTCTAGTGTTGCCGACTGTAATAAAATACTTGTCATAACCGGTTTTCGGGGTTAAGTGAACATTATTTTTAGTTAAGTCTTTCATTACATCATCTAGGTCATAACCAATGTATCTACCTCTAGAATCATAGTTATCAATTGCCCAAGTTAGGTGTCTTCTAGACTTTTTAGGAATTAAGTAGAAACCAATGTTATTAGTATTGTATTTTTCTTTGATTACTTTAAGTAATAATCCAGTCATTGCTTCTGAACGATAATTAGTGTTCTTAGTTTCAAAGTTTTTACCTTTAACATTAATAATCCATTTACCTTCACCTCTTGTTTTAGATATTTGAGTTTTACCATCTGAATCTTTACTAACCTCATCAACAATACCGTCGCCACTATCTGAAGCACCATCAGTCAAAGTAATAAATGATAATTTTTCGATATTGTATTTAGACTTGAATTTTGGAATTAAGTCAATCATAGTAGCAAGTGCCTGATTTAAAGGAGTAGAACCTAATGACATACATTGTGGTATACTAATAGGACTTGCTAAATATTCACCATCTTCATTGAATTTTGACCAATCAATTATGTGTTGAGGACTATAACCTCTATAATCATATGATTCTAATGTTAAGTATAAGTTTAACATACCTTTTTCAAAATCTTGATTACTCATTTTGTGAGATATAAAGTTTACTAGGTTGAAACTACTGAAAAATATATCATTTGATTTCATGTCAAAAGATTTTGGTAAATTTCTCTCTCTTGAATCATAATCATATCTGTAATAATTACTGAAAGCGTAAACTTCAAATGGAATATTAATCTTTCTACAAAACCATGCAAGGTTCATCAACTGTTGGATAACAGAAGGTAATACTTCAGACATAGAACCTGACCAGTCTACTAGAATAATCATACCGTGATTTTTAGCGTCAGGTATAACAGTCAATTTTTTGAATATATCATCTGTAAACTTGTAGTTTTTGAGCAACATTGGGTCAATAACACCAGTCTTAGAAGTATTTGCTCTTGCATATGCATTAGCAGACTTTTTCATTTCAAATTCTTTTACTAGATAATTAACTGTCTTCATACTATCTTTTTTGAATTTAGAATATCTATTAGTCATTTCAGATTTGTATCTTGAATTATTATCAACTTTATTACCGAAGTCTTTAAACCATTGTTTGTAAGTAATAATAGTATCTTCTAGATTTGGTTTAGGTAGATTTGCATACTGTCTTTGATTACTAGAACCAGTTTGAGTTAATTCTTGAACTGCCTTTTCAAATTGTTGGTTAGTAATACCGAAGTCATCATCCATATCTTGTGGTGCCATAGAAGCAGTTTTCTTTAAGTTTTCTTTTTCTGCTAATTTTTCAAGTCTATCTTGATATTCTGAATAAGTTTCATCTTCTTGTCTTTCTTTTGAATCTGAATCTGAATCTGAATCTGAATTACCATTAGTATCATCTGATTCTTGGTCACCATCTTCGGAACTATTAGAATCATCTGATTCAGAATTTTCACCATCAGTATTCTCACCAGCAACATTTTTTTCATTGTCTGATTTTTCATCAGGCATTTGAATATCACCGACATCCATCATTTGCTGTTGGTCTTTTTGTTTTTGATATTTAAGAATTTCTTTTGCAAGTTTTACAACATCATCAAAAGATTTAATCTTATCAACTTTTTTTACAATCTCTAATTCATCATCTGAAAATTCAATATCAAGTCTTTCTAATGATTTAGACCTCATATTGATTTTATCTAATACTGATAATTCGTTTATGTTATTGTCTTGAAGACCATAAAAGTTTGAATTATTAAGTTTATCAAAACCTTTTTTGTAATCATTGACAATACCTGGATATGCATTTTGCATTATCTTATCAATTCTAGTATCTTCTAGAATATTTACAGCCATTCTCAATCTGTCATCAGATGAAATTTCTGACCAATCATCAACTTTAGTATGTAATGCATGACCACATTCATGAGCAATCAACATATCATAGACATGTTTATCTTTAATTTTGAATATAGGTAATGTCAATACACGATTTGCAACATCAAATGAAGCAGTAGCAACATTATTGTGTTGAACAGTAATATTTTCAGTAGCAAGTAATTTTGCTAATTGAGATTTACTGTCTAAATTTAGTGTATCTTGGAAATCTTGTTTTTTTGTGTTTTTTATCTGTATCATGTATACTATTATAGGACATTACGAAAGCTTTGTCAAGCACTTTCTGCCCGCCCATCTTATTGATTTATAAAGGAAAAGTGAAATAATTATAATTAGTGTAATGAGAACGATTCTCATTTGGTCTAAATTGTTCAATATTTGCACGATTTTCATACTTATGAGCTTATCATACACGGCATAGTTTGTCAAGCTTTATTTTCACTTATTTTTCTTGTATAAATAGTAGTATGAGTAAACCAGTAGTTAGAGTAGGAGATTTTATACTGCCCCATGTATGCCCAACAGGAGGCCTACATTCCACGCCTTTTACAACAGGTAGCCTTAGTGTATTGACAAACGAAAGAGCTACTGTAACATTTGGTTCTTTTTCACTTTGTGGTGTTATGGCAATACCGGTTCATACTAGTATTTTAGTAAATGGCAAACCGATTGCAGTTTCAGGTAGTCCTACAACAAAACATGTGCCTAGAACAATAGACCCAGCAACTGGAAAACCAGCACTTAGCGTTGAGGTAGAAACTGTGCCTGGTGCTGGAGAAGTTACAACAGTAACTTTTGTAGATTGTTTTCCACCTACCTTTTGTGCTATGGGTTCTTTAAGTGTATTAGCAAATGTTAAGGGGGCATAATGGCAGAAGACCCAACATCAGTAGGAGAACATAATCTTTTTGGTTTTAAATATACAATACCTGAAGAAGATAATCCTTCTGAAGCTATAATAACAGCAGCTGGCGAAGATACAACTATTGAATATACATTCTCAAATGGTAGTCAAAGTGCAACATTAAATGTTGATAAGAACCAAAGTGGAATTGACCCAGATGTATATTTCAGCAGACAAGTAGCTAAGTTTGAATATATTGAAGAAGATTATTTAGAAAATAATCCTGGCACTATAAATAATATAATTATATCATATGTAGGAGTTTATTTTAGTGATGAAGTATTGGGACAAGCAACTCTATCAGATGAGGATATAGCATAATGGCATTAACAAAACGAAGTACAAAAGGAACAGCATTAACACATACAGAAATGGATGCTAACCTAACTCATTTAGGTGGCGACGGCACATATGTTATGCCTACAACTGATGGTGATAGTGGACAAGTCATGTCTACAAATGGTGAAGGTCAAGTTTCATTTACAACATTATCAGGTGTAACTGCTACAATATCAAATGCATATCCTGTAGGTTCAATTTATATGAACGCCAGTAATGCAACAAATCCAGCAACACTATTAGGATTTGGTACATGGACTGCTTTTGGAGCAGGTCGTGTTCTTATAGGTATTGATTCAGGAGATACAGACTTTGATACGGCAGAAGAAACCGGTGGTTCAAAAACTCACGCTTTAACAATTGGCGAATTAGCCTCACATAATCATACAGTAGGTTCTAATGATTCAGGCACAGGAACAGGTGGCGCCGCTGGTAATATGGAACTTGTTAGGGACGCTGGAACAGGTAATGGACCTGCCGTAACTTCTAGTACCACAGGTGATGGAGACGCTCATAATAATGTTCAACCATATATTGTTGTCTATATGTGGAAAAGAACAGCATAACCTGTATAAATAGTTAGCGATATGGCAAACTATGACGCTACAAATAATAACGAAACCAAAAGAGTAAATCGCCAGTATAAAGATTTAGACCTAGATTTTGGTTTAAATTCTGTAACTAAAGATGTTAATAAACTCACGGATGCTGAGGCAGTTAAACGAAGTGTTAGAAATTTAATTAACACCAATCATTATGAAAGATTTTTTAGACCTGAATTGGGGTCTGGTCTTAGAGGTTTATTATTTGAACCTGTAACAGAAATTATAACTCAATTTATTAAACAAAAAATTATTGAATTATTGAATTTTTACGAACCAAGAATTAGACTAACTTCTGTAATAGTAGATAATCAGATGGACCGAAATGCATATTCAGTTAAAATATCATTTAATATTGTAGGAACACAAACACCTATACAGGTAGAAACATTTTTAGAGAGATTAAGATAACATGGCAACATCAACAAGTAAAAGACTAGATGTATCTGATTTAGATTACGACCAGATAAGAAATAATTTAAAACTATTCTTACAGAATCAAGCAGAATATTCTGATTATGATTTTGAAGGTTCAGGTATGTCGGTATTGTTAGATTTATTAGCATACAATACTCACTACTTAGCATATAATGCCAATATGTTATCAAACGAATTATATTTAGATAGTGCAGACATTCGTAAAAATGTTGTCGCATTAGCAAAACAATTAGGTTATACACCTACATCTGTATCAGCACCACAAGCTGTTATTGATATTACTGTTAATGATGTTCCTACAACTGTTGCCTCAATTACAATGGCAAAAGGAACTACATTTGGAACTACAATAGACCAAATTAATTATAATTTTATAACTAATGAATCTATTACAATACAACCAACTGATGGTGTTTATAAATTT